TAATACAGTATCTCTAGACAAAGTAGTACCACTTGCTGTGTATGTGCCTATACCTACTTCCCAATCATTACCTGATACGAGTGTATAGAAAGTTGTATTTCCATCACCGATTACAGAAAACGATTGGAAGCCAGTAGACGCACCTGCAAGGGTAACCGTACCTGTCCCAGTAGTCGTAGTCGTTTCTTTGACTCTATCTTTTACGACAAGTGCCATGACTTATCCTTATGCTAATGTTACAGTTAGGTTGCCTGATGTGATTTTAAATATATCACCACTATCAATAGTTTTAGAACTGTCTAATGCAGTATGGTATAAAAGGTTACCTGCTGATGAAGCATCCCAAATACCAATGTGAGTTACAGTACCCCATGATGCAGTTGCGGTAGGGAATGTAATATCTGCATCGGTTGCTACAGAACCACCAGTACCTGATGCAGTTGCAAAAGAAGCAGATGTTCTAGCATAAGAACCACCTGATACCTCTGCGCCTGAACCATCATCTGTCGGGTCTGCTGTGTGTAGTGATACATACGGTGTTGATATTGCTGTAAAAGCAGTACCGTTCAATGTTAAGTTTAACATTGCATTTTCTAAATAATCTGACATTTCAGCCATAGTTTTTTACCTCGTTGATAAAGTTATTCTCATAGGTGATGCAGGATATTCGGCATCCTCATCACTTGCCCTTAATGATGCAAGACCTCTGTCATACATTGCTGCCCATGTAGCAAGTCTTTCATCGTTCATCAAATAAGGTTCTGCTTCACTTAATGAGCCGTACAAAAGCAGGTCAGGACAGTTAGCAAGAAACAAGTTTGATGTGTTTGAATCGCTTAAATAGTCAGGTTTATGGTAGTAAACCATTTCTAATGTATAAGCAGAGTCTGGAACTGGTGCGAATTTAAACTCGCTACCTAGCAATGTATAATTTCGTGGATAACCTTTACTTGTCGCATCAATGTTATTGCGTTCAAAAAAGTTTGCTGTGTTTTGAAAGGTTAATGTTCTTACAGGATTAGTGTTTAAGTGTAAGTCTTTCATTGCAAGAAAGTCTGACGGTATAGATACGGTTGAATCACCTGTAGTGGTTGTTGCAGTAGCAACCTTGAGCATTTGTCTAATGCGTAAATCTCTACGCAATCTATCTTCTGCTAGACGAATAAAGTCTGGTATAACAGATGTTAAATCACTACGAGCAAGGTAGTTTGCTATCGTAGTCTTTAAATCTGAATAGTTAGTAAATGCCATTATATTCTGCCTTGTCGTGTTCTAAAAAATCTGTTGTCTGGGTCGTTCAACCATAATCTAAATTTCTTTTGGTCAACGACATGAAATCCTTTCATAATGCCTTTTTTATTTAGGTCATCTATGACGGTCATAGGAATACTGGCAATCTTGTTATCAAACAAATCACCGCCCCATGTACCATTAGTTGCGTTGTATTCTTTTTTATTCTTTTCAACAATATCCGTTACATCTTGTGATGTTTGGATAATAAGACCGCCTTCGCCATCATCGGCTGCGGTATGTGTTTTTACTACATCTTTATCTAATATTTTTTTCATTAAATTAGAGAGGGGGATTGCTCCCCCTCACCCTAATTATTCAGCTAAATCTGCAATTAGACCATGAGCAGCTTGGTTCTTAACTTCTAGTGTGTATTCAACTAAAAGTTGAGTTTTCTCGCTGTCACCTGTTTTTGCCAATTCGTTAGTTTGGAATGGGCGTAGGTAAGCAATTGCAGCGTACTCTGGGTCAAGCACAAATGCTTGATGACCACCGTCACCAGAATCAGCAGTCATGAATCTGTTAGGAACAACAGACAATGTACCGAAGTCTGATAAGTACACATCAGCAGCACCAATAATAGTTGTTGGTTTTTCTGCTGGAGCCATGTAACGCTGTGCAGCAACACCAGCAAATGCAGAAACTACTTGTTTCTGTGTAGGTGTTGTCATAAGAACTGTTGGGTTACCACCAGCTTCAAATACAGATTTTACATTAGCTTTTAAAAGAGCTTCTGTAAATGTTCTGTCATCGCCAGAAGTTCTAGCAGTTGTACCTAATGAACCAGCAGCACCAGAAGTAGCACCAACAGAAGCGTTAGTGTTAATCCATGCTTGGAGTGAACCAAGTTTACGAGCAGTAGAAGCATCGCCTGTTACTGCGGCTGTGTTATCAAGAAGGATTTTTTCCATATCACGCTTGAGTTCAGCAGAAGCTTTAGCAAGTTGATATGCTTTTTCAGATTTACGACCAGCTTTATCTACTGATTCTTGTGTACCAGCGATTTGAACTGTTTTAGAAGAAATCTGACATCTGTTACCAACACGAACGGTTGGAGTAACTGTTAATGAAGAAGCATCTGCACCTTCAACTACAGCGTTTTGTGCTGCGGCTGCAAGTGAGTCTGTTTGCCATTCGTGGTAAACAGCAGTTGCTTTTGTTTTACCAACTGAACTCATAAAAGGAGTATCAGTAGGTGAAATGTTATAAATCACATCAGTTAAATCTTCACGATTACCAATGGATTGATAGGTTTGAAATGTTGCCATTTTTATTCACATCCTTGTTAAATAAAGTTTTCAAATAAAGCTGCGGCATCTTCCTTGCGACCAGAAGAACGCAACTTTGCCATTTGTTTTTTACGTATGTCTGCATTACCTTCTTTAATTTTAGTACCAGCTTTAGCCATTTTAGGAGCTTCAGCAACTTTTTTGTTGATACTAGGTTTAGACTTCTGCAATTTATCGTATTGCATAGCCTTGTGTAATGTTACGACATATCTGGAGTCATAGACTTGAGCTAACTCTTGGTCTGTGAATCCAATTGTTTTGCCATAATTGCGAATCTCATTACGGAGTTGTTCGCCTTTGACTTTATCTGAAAACTCTGGTAGGACTTTATTTAGCTTTTGAGCTTCGTCAGCAACATAACGCTGCATAGCTTGAGCATAATCCGCTTGTTGCTCTTGTGCAATGCGGTTTTGTTCAGCTCTAATAACGTCTAATTGCTGTTTTTTTTCGGTCTGCTCTGCGACCTTAACTGCATATCCTATTGGGTCGTTTTCTTTCAATGATGCTAAATCTTCTTGAGAGTCACCTTGTGTAAGGAACTCTTCAATAGCTTTTAGCCTTTGAGCATATGTATCTCTAACTTGTTTAGACTCTTGTATAGCTTTATATTCAGCTTCATTAGCTTTGCGTAGCTCGGCTAACTCTTGAGTCTTTTTAGTGTAATCTGCACCAAGCTGATAACCTTGCATAAGCTCATCAAGGGTGACATCCTTTTCTTCACCTGCCGCTTTTACACGAAAGGTTTGCGGTTGCTCCTCTACTTCTTCTGCGTCATCATCTTCATCGGATGCTTCATATTCAACCTCTTCAGTATCATCTTCTGATTCTACTTCTTCGGTATCTTCTTCAACATCGCTAACTGTTTCTTCCGCTTCCGCTTCAACAGCTTCTGGTTGTTCTTGTGAATCCTCTGCTGGTGATAAGAAGCCTTCAAAAGCGTTAGCTGCTTCCCTCACAGTTAGAGTTTCACTTCCTTGTTCAGGAGTCGTGATTTGCTCTTCCATTTTATTTCCTTGTATTTTGCTAGTTAGGTACTAGCGACCAAGTAGGCAATTGCCTAAATTTTCCAACGAGCATCTTCAATCTTGCTAGAATCAACAATGGATTGAAGGTGTGCTAGTAATTCTTTAGTTGTTTTAATACGCTGATAAGCTCGTTCTCGTAAATCAGCTTCGTCATCATTAGAATAAGTAATAACATTAAGATGGTCTTGAATAATATTATCCATAACCTCTTTAAAAGATTCGTCATTAAGTATCTCTGCTATAGCTTGTTTGCTTATCATTGTAATTTAGATAGATTGTTAATTTTATCTAGTGCATTTATAAGTTCTTTAGACTCTGACACACGAGTTTTGTTTGCATCGTTTTGAGCTTTTTGCATAAGCTCTAATTGTTTTAGAGCCATTTCTTTTTCAAACTCTATACGCTGTTGCTGTAACTCTAATGCTTCTTTTTGAGCTTTGAGTTGCATCTGTTCTCTTTCTAAATTAAGTTTTGCCATTTGCTCTTGCATTTTAAGTTGTGCTTTTTCTCTTTCAACCTCTGCAAGTATAGCTGCAGCTTTTGTGTTAGAATCTTCTTCTTTAGGTGTCTGGGCAGCTTGTTGTGCAAGTGCCATTGCTTGTTCATCTGTCACCTCATTTAAGAATTGTGTATCGTCTTTAAATCCAGCCATGTTAATAAACTTGGCAAGTGTATCACGATATTGTTTTAGATTAACAAGTGGGTTAGCTAAACCATATTGCTGAATAACTTGTTCTTGTTTAGCAAGAATCATTTGCATCGTTGCTAACTGTTCTTGTTTACCACCTGTACCTAAACCTACATTTACAGTTAAATTAAACTCATTAGACCACTCACGAGGGTTCATTGGCACATAAGAGCTTTGTATTTTAATAATGCGTTCTTTTTGTTGATACTTACATACAAGTTGTAAGATACCTTTAAATAAAGATGACACCCCTGTGTCTGCAAAGATACGAGCCACTAATTCTAGTTTACCTTGTGCGGCTGTCGTCATAGCAGATACGGCTGTTGCAGTTACATTTTGCAACATATTTGGGTCTAAACCTTGTTGTGAATCTGATATACCTGTGCGTTTGCTTTGTATGTTATCTAAATACTCAAGCATTGGAAATGATTGTGCAGCATTAGATTGTACTGTCATAGGCACAATCGCATTAGGATTCTTCATACGAACAACACCACCTGCGGTAGAGGTAAGTAAGTCATCTAAATTAACTTGACCTTCTACTGCACCCACACGATAGTTGTTAGTTAAATATAAATTATCTAACATCTGTCTAGTAATGGTTGACTTAATCAATTGTAAGTCCATAGCTCTATCAGCTAATGAGTGCCCATAAAATTTATGCGGGATAGGAATAGGGCATACAGAATGGAATGGTATGTAATCACATTCTTCGTTATGTAGTATCTGATTATTAGAGTAACATACCCTACGAAGCTCTGCTATACCATCACCGTCATAATCTGCTTTGATATAACATTCATAGTATTCTACTAACTGCATAGATTCATCATCAGAATCCATGTCAGTTGGCATTTCACCTCTGGTATATCTTGCAATGCGTTCTGGTGAGAACTCTAGTGCATCACCTGTAGATAAAGACATAACGGTATCTTCATCATAACCCATAGCTATTAAGTCAGACCTTGTTAGCATTTTACGGTGTGCAACAAAGTTAGAATCAGCAATGGTTCTTGCCCGTTTGCTAATTAAAAACTCTTCTGGTGGTACATTTTCTACGACCACTTTGCCTTTATCAACAGACTGTTTTACTTTAACATTATGTGATGATAGTGCTGGGGACACTTCTATACCCATTTCATCTATCACAGCTTCTTGTATAATGGTTGAGTCTTGTTCTACAATTTCTACTTCTTCATCAGAAGCAATCATTGCTAGTTCATCATCGTTAAGACCGTAGTATTTTTCTACATTAACATCAACCTTATCATCCCAGTAGGCTTTAACAACACCTACTTTTTGCAACAGACCGTCTTTAAACCAGTCGTGCATAATTTCAAAACCATTGTTATCTTTGTAAAAGATATGGTTGACATAAGCGGTTGCTTGTTCTGCTAACTTTTCGTCACCAGCATTTACAGCTTCAAATACTACAGCATCTTTAGATGATGTAAATACTTTCATAAGTTGTGGTAATGCACCATCCACAACCTCCGCTACTTCGCCAGTAACAATTTGTGACTTGCCTTCTACTTCGTTACCG